ACTCCAACCTTAAATACTAAATATAATATCCAAATTGGAAATGCTATTAAAAAAACAGATACTAAATATGATAATACTTCAAGCATAAACATATTATCTGCCTTCTGGCTGATACCTAATTATTGCGTCTTTACAATACTCATATATCCACCATCCATTATATTCACCGTTCAAAGCATCTAATTGAGCTTTTCTTTGATGATAAATATGGTTACTTCCTTTTTCTTGGTTTTTCATCATCTCCCCATACTAAATCTTTGTCGTTACTTGTTGCTACTTTCATACCGTTACCACCTATTTTTATGTGGTTTTTATCCATCATAATTTCTGCACTTTTGTTTGTTTCTTGCAAGTGATGAACTAGGTCTTTAGCTACTGTTGCTAATGGATCTTCTGGCGGTGGTGGTGCGACCATAGATGTTAATACATTTATCAATCCTAAAGTAATTGTAGAGATCAAACCAGTTACAACCGCTAATTGACTTTCACCAAGATAATAAGCGGCGGCAATCAACATACAAGCCATAATCAATATAGTAGGCACACTAAATACACCTACCCAAAAACGCAACTTGTCTATCAACAACCTTCTAGCTGCAGCTCGTTCTTTCTTTTTTGCTTCTATTTCTACTTTAGACATTGCCATCTATCTTTTCTCCATAAAGGCTTGTAACTCCATTTATAATTTGCATAAGGTGTACAGAAAAGTAACCCTTCTCAAAAAAGTCTACTATTGCAAATCCATGACACCAATTATGCTCTCTACCACCTAACCACTCATTACTAGCATCAGACATATCTTTTAAACAACCTATACTCCAGGCTGACTTTTGTCCGTCTATATGTGTAGCACTCATTTGTTGGATGTCGTGCCAATGACCATACATAACATTAGCACCTAACTTTCTTAGATGATTAGCAGTATGATACTGACCTCCATACAAATGTCCATGATAAAAATTTAATTTACCTATCTTTAAAAACTTTCCACAAGGATGATATTTATATCCACGCTCCTTTAACTTCAAACAATTCTGTGGTTTATACTGAGGCAAGTAAGGATGTTCTTCTACAAACTGATCTAACCATAGTTCGTGATTACCTTCAATAAAGTGTTTAGTTTCGCATCCTGCCTTATCTAACGCCTCATCTATCTGATCCATACCTTCATTAACATCATTAACGTCTTGATCTAATGTTGGTATTATTACTTCTAATGGTGGTCTTTTTTTTCTTTTCCATTTCCAATGCGAAAAGTTACCCCATTCTCCACTATCGCCTAAATCTACATATATGTCAGGCTTTATAATTTCAATAGTCTGTATAACACAATTAATAGCAGGTTGTGAATGTAAAGGAAAATGTTTATCTGGTGTAACGATTGCTCTTTTTAAAACTTTCGCCATCTTACCTCTATTGTATCTCTTTATTAATTTTAATTAACATATAGACTAATGTTGCCAATGCCGCCAAAGCACTCATTATCGGCGGCACATATTCTGTCCAATGCAACGCGCTTCCTACTATTCCTACACCTGCTGTTCGTAAAGTATCTAACATTTTTTCATCTGATTACTAAGCTTTATAGCTCTATTAGGTGTTTGCTTAGCCCATAAACTATCAAGCATTTCTGCAGATGCCTTATCGTAATCTTTTATTTCTAATGCTTTTAACATCTTCTTAAACTTACTTACACCAGTAAGTCCAAGTTGATATACCATCTCAAATACTACTTCACATTTATCTTGTGGTAATTCTCTTAAAAATGGAAACTTTTTGTTAGTAGCATCTATAAGTTTATCTAGCTTTTTATCCAGTATTAAGTCGCAAACTTCTTCATCCAATTCTAAGTCTTTAATTGCGAAGCCATAACCTATAGTATCGTAACCTTCTGTGCATTTATATACTTTAGCTCTATAACCTTCGCCTTCTTTAATTGATTCTATTAAGCTCATTCTGTTTCCTCAACTGTCCACTCTGATGTCGCTAAAGTGGTTAGTATTTGTGTGTGATTATATGTTACCATACCATCAAAGCAAGATGGTGTGTCGCCATCCCACTTCAATATTGCTTTAGTTCCATCTACTGACTTTCTCAATGTAGATGAACTTGTTTGTATTGCATTAGATACTAATTCTTCTAACTGCTCATCTGTATAGTCAGCCAAAGTTATTATTACCCATTTTCTATTACTAAACATTTATTCTCCTTATGGTGTATCTGTTTCTATTGCATTTGATGCCATATTTTTCATTATACCTGCGTTACCATTGACCTTTTGTAAGCTTGGATTAGATATAGTAACAGTTTCGCCTGAATCTAATCCATTTAATCTAAATATATTTGAAGTTGCGTGTGATGCCCTAAAATATATCACAGCATCACCATTAGATAAAACTTCACTTGTTTCAGATGCACCTGTTACATTTAATTTCATATCAGAATCGTTGTCAGTTAAAGATGATATTGTACAAGAGAATTTATATACCTGATCAACAACTAAATTTTCTGTCAAACAGCTATTTGCACCTGTTTGTTTAAATGTTATTCTTGCACCGAATGCGTGGCTACCGTGAGTAATTGTAACACTATCAGATGTTACTGATACACTATTACTACCATATGGTGTCCATCCACCACTTGTTCCATCTTCTTCCCTAAAAAACTTTGTATTATCAATTATATTACTTTGCAAAGATGTATCTGTTTGATCACCAATTAAAGTAAAGTCATCAATAGTTCCATCACCCATTCTCCACCAAGCTTGTAAATTAGATGCTGATGTATATCCACCACCATTCTGACTTAAATCAAAATTAGCTTGACTACCGTGATATATTTGTGCAACTTCTGATGCAGTTAATGCTTCATTCCATATACCAACCTCATCAATATTTCCACCAAACTCATTATCTTCTACTGTATTTACATATTGAGCACCAATTAAAAAGTTTTGATTTGATGAATTTAAACTACCACTTGCTGTGCTATCTGTATCTTCTAACACTCCATTAATATAGCCTTTTAAATTACTACCATCATTTGTAAAGGCAAAATGAAACCACTCACCATCTGATAATGTTGTTGTTGTTGTTGATGTTGCTAAATTGTTACCACTTGATTTTTTTATAGTACATATACAAACACTACCACTAATAACTATTCTAAAAACACGATCTGACTTGTATGTAGTATTGTCATCATATTTAGACATAATAACTCCAAAATCAGAAGCATCAGTAGGTTTTACCCATCCACTAATAGTGAAATTATCTGTAACAACATCCAAATCTCCAAATTGAATAAAATCGTCAGTTTGATCAAACAGTACAGACTTTGTATTTGCTACTGTATATATCTGTGTAGGTGTGTCTGTTTCTATTGCACCTGATGTCATATTTGTCATAGTACCATCATTATTATTAGATGTTTGATCTTGAATAATAGGAAACGTATCGCCATCACCCATTCTTAACCACATTTTAAGATTAGCACTTGATGAATAATTACCTGTATCAGTAGATAAATCTAAAGTTGCTTTGTTAGTATTGTAGATTTGTGTTACTTCATTTTGAGTTAATATGTCGTGCCATATAGCTACTTCATCTACATTTCCTAATATCTCATAAGAATTAGATTGGTCATTACCTATATTTCCTGCCGAATTACTAAAAGAAGCAGTATATGATAAAGTGCCTGAAGCTATTTCTTGGCTATCTAAGTACATTTTTTGTGAACCATCGGTAATAGTTAAAACTATATGATGCCAATTCCCATCATTTGCATTAACAGGAGAAGATGATCCAAAAAATCCATGAGAACTACCAAATACTATACCTGTAATATATCCTGCTACATCGCTTTGGTCTGATGCTTTTTGATTTATTGATATTGCAACACTTGTAGATGTTGTTGATCCTGATCTTATTAATTGAAATAAATATATCCTATCAGAACTTGTAGTCTTAAACCAAGCTGATATAGATAAATTTGCATTACCTAAAGAACTTGATGCAGGTAATGTTAAAATATCATTAGTACCATCAAAATCTATTGATTTAGTATTGGTTACCTCTGCGAGGGCATCTACAAATCCACCTTTAGATGTGCCTAATCCTAATCCTAACATCTAATCTCCAATATAGGCAACAGCAGTACCACTATTTAATTCAAAAGATGTCCATCTTCCAAATATAGTTG